CTCTTCATCACATAGTTGCATGAAATCCTTATCATTAGAGACGATAATCTTTTGCCAACCCTTGTAATATTCCATCTGAGTAATATATGCAATTACGTCATCTGCTTCAATTTCAGAAATAATAGTTTGAACGATGGGCATCTGGTTTAAATATTCCATCACCCTTACTTGCTGCCAAGTTTTATTCTTTTGGACTTCGTTAACGGAGAGGTTGTTATAGGCCCTATTCAGGCGTAGCGGCTTTCTCCCCGCCTTATAATTCTTGTCCATAATCTTGCGCTTTGCTGAACCATTAGGCCCATCCCAAATTACAGCAATTTCATCAGGCTGCGTCTCGCGCACAAGCTTCTGTAGAATTTTCATAAACCCTTTGATGCCCCCAATCGGCTGTCCATTAGAAGACAGCGATGGATCCACAATATAGGCTCGCAGATAGGCGTTGAGCGCGTCTATGATCAATACTCTTTTATTCTGCGTCATCTTCTCTCCAAGATCTATTAGCAAGAATTTCTGACATTAAAAAACCCCCTGATTGATTATTAGTATATCCGATCAGGAGGTCAAAGTCAACAACTATTTTTAATGACAGCGGGTGTCAGCCGGCTGCCAATGTCCCGGCACATGCCTTCCGCTTTCATGATGGTGCGGGGGCACCCAATGGTGCTCGCCATGAGGCTTGGGAGGGATCTTTTTCGCATGAGGCTTGGGAGGAGCCTTTTTCTTAGAATGGTGATGATGGTGTTTGGGAGGGGGCTTTTTCTTGTTGTGATGGTGCGCTTCGGGCGAGCTTGGAGGGGGGCGATGATGGTGGTGGTGTTCCACTATCACGACTTCCTTGCGAGTCTCCACCACAACCTCGGGTTGTGGCGGCACTTCCGCCGCCGCCGATGGCTCATAATGGCGCATCGCGCAACCCAACAAAACCAAATACAAAGACATAAGTTACTTATTCTCCTGTACGCGGACCGTCAAATCATCAGGCTCAGAATAAAAGTCAGCGGCGTTTCCTTGACGAAGATCAAACTTCTGAACTATTTCTTCGTCCATTAGACGCACAACCTTCTCTTTAAATTCACTATCCGTTGTAATTATCTCAGTCCACTTAGAGGGCTGAAACTTCTTGATGTATCCACAGGGCATCGTCAAAGTATACCATGCACCAGCCGACGTCAGACACGATGAACTCTTAACGGCGTCAAACCAGCTTTCTTCATCTCGAATACCAATCTCTTTGGTACCCCAGAGAATGCGGAAGGCACAAGACCTACCCTGCGTCCCAAATCGGGACTTCTCCAGTCGAACCTTGACTTCGGATCCAATTCGAAATCCCTTATCATCCTCAACGAACGATGACTTTGCTTTGCGTCCTGTGAGCCAGATACGCAAAGAATACGAATAGTGCATCGCTTTACCTCCTGGTGTCATGTACGGAGTGGTCATTGCTATGATGCGCGCATTAGGTCCGCTAGGGATATTCGTTTTAAGCTGGTTCAACACCAACAGCGTAGCCTTCTTATCCGCAATCGGGATAACAAGCTTCGACATTCCCTTCGCAAGAATGCGTGCCTTCACGGCCATTGAGGACTGTGGGTTGAAGTCTCCTTCAACATCGGATACCGATGGCGTGAACGCTAGTGAATCCCACACAAACAGAAGTTGTTCGTCCGTTGCTCCAAGCAATTCCTCGATAGTCTCAAGAACGAACTCAACAGAGGATGCTTGGATGTACATTAAACGCCCCAGGTCACACCCAGAGCCCTCCAAAAAACTAGGATCAATGGCAGACTCAGAATCAAAATATACCACCATCTTGCCCTGTTTCTGGGCATTGGCGGCAATTTGTGCTGCCATGTAAGATTTGCCTGTCGATTCAAGTCCAGCAATTTCTGTGACCTTCCCGACTGGAATTCCCGATACCCGTCCTTTGGAGATAATGCAATCCAACCAACGCGAGCCAGTAGGGATCCACTCCTTCACTTCGGTGGGATTTTCGCCGGTTAGATCGTGAGCCACGCTCCTTCCAGCTTTCTTGTTGACAAGCTTCATCAGGTCTTGCATTGAAACACGACCAGCTTTCGTTGTTTTGGCTTTTCTAGCCATTTATTCTCCGGTTTTTATGATAAAGGGGGCAGACTATTTTATAAACCGGCCTGCCATCGGCACCCTCAGAGTCTACTTATATTACTTGCCAGTCATTAACTCATCGAACGCACGGTCAACATCGCTCTTACCGTTGGCGGGACCATACTTGGCAGTCTCAGATGAACGTCCCTCTGCGGAACCATCGTTAGAAAGTTGTTCATCGAGAATTGCGTCAACCTGAGCCGAACTAAGACGATCCCAAAGGGAATCAAAGTCGGGCATACGATCAAGAAGGGCAGGGATCGCTTCAGGGTCTTCAAGAAGAGTAGACGTATTACGACGCATCTTGAGACTCGTTTGAGGATAGGCACCCGGTTTAGTGGGCTTAGTGTATGTCAGAGTAATGTCGGTGCCTTCATCAGCATCTGTGATGTCGCCATACTCCGGATCGAGGATGTAGCCAAGAAGCAATTCGTATGCGGTCTTTCCATAGCCGTACACTTTAATCCCCTCGTCCTCTCGACCACGAATCACCACGGGTGAAAAGTATCGAGTGCGAACGAAAAGGGACTTGGCGAGCTTCTTACTCTCCTCGTCGTTATTGTCAACTCCCTCTCGCCAGAGTGAGGAAGCAAATTCACAGATTGGACATTCTTCGCCGAAGTTTCGCTTCGGACAAAGCACGCCGCCCCTGTGATTTCCCACGTTATAGTGGAAGAACATTTCCTTCAATGGATCACCGTCGTTAGTCGGCACGATCCGAATGTCCGTATCGCCCTCGTCGGGCCTGAACCAAACAGAATTTCCGTTGTCCTTGTGATCACCGCGCAAAGTTGCGAGCTTGCGGCGCATCAGTTCCATATCAATTCCCATATCTATTTTCTCCTTTTTTGTAGATAAAGTATACTAAGCGTTCCTTAGTATCTAAGGTAACACACTTGACTTAGCCTGTCAAGAGTTTTCTTGAACTGCGTTCGTTCTGGCCACACAGAAGCCAAAGTCTCTACCGGTTTCGGTTTCATAGATGGCATATGAAATATTCCTAAAAGCATTTCTAGGTTTTGCTTTAAGAATTTCCACATATCGCCTATGAAGTCCGCCATCGGTCTTTAATTTTTCCTGATTTATACATAAATAGTAACATACTTCTCGTTCAATGTCAAGATCAAAAAACCATTTTTCTTCCAGGTTCTTCATACTAAGCATTCCCAAGGTTTTAATACGACATATCTCTGATGAGGTGGATATAACCCCTATCTCGGGCTCATTATGATTAAAGTAATTCATATAGTGAACCGTTGAATGAATAGTGTTATTCAAAGTAGAATAATATTCCTTGATTGGCACATCTTGAATAATCTGCTCAAGATTCAAATTAGAGATCAGTGTAATACTATTAAAGAGTCCAGAGCGCGCGTATTCCTGCAATACCCCAAACGCGACATTCTCAATCAACTTGGGAATTCCAGCCACTAAATCTGTATCCGGCTTGATATAAAACAAATCAATCTTCTTGTCCCTAATCTGCTCCAAAACACCCAAAGCATAGTTAGAACTGTACGAGGCCCCGACTACAAAAAACTGAACCCCGTCGTCAATGTCCTTAAAAAATTTAGAGACATCCGGCGTATTCTCCTCGTATTCTTCGGGAGTAGAGTATTTTTTTAATCTGAAATTATATTTTGAGGTTCTCGAAACTTCGTCATTCAAGCAATAAACATTGTATTGCCCATGGTCAGAAAACTTTTTTGCAATTCTAGAGGCCGCATTGCCCAATCCCACAATCGAAATCACAGCTTTAGTTCCTCCAAATCGAGATAGTTCTTGCCGGCTGTAAGATTGGTCTTGAAATTTCCTTCCTCAAAAATCTTCTTAATAGCTGCCAACAATCCCCTCTCAGAATCGTCCAAATCGATCACGATCTCATCATGAACAATGTGCGAGATAAACGACTTCTTGTCTTCCAAAAACTTATCAATCTCCACAGCACGACTCAGCACACGATCAGACGTCGTGCTCTGAATCAGATAATTAAGAGCCTTGCGCTCATCAACGACAATAGTTCTTTTAAATGGTGTCTTAATATAACCATCTTTGTACCACATGTCAAGTGCTTTTTTGCGATCATAATGATCTGTTTTGATATCATCCGAATTGGGATCATATAACCATGCGAAAAACCGAACTTTACACTCTTCTCGTGTGATTTCCTGCTCAAAAAGATGCTTAGCATTCCATTCGTGGATATCTCCTTCCGGCTGTTCTTCCCCCATGAGATCCAAGAACGTCCTAAGCTCTGCGCCGTTGTAATCAAGCGAGATAAACCAATCATTATGGGGCTTTATAAGCCTCCGAAATTCTTTTTTGAGTGTCAGTATGGGGCAAGAATTTGCGCGCGTTGTAAGGCGCCCCGTGACGGTCCCAAAGAGATTATAATCGATATAATAATACCCTTTGATTAACTCGTTGGCCTTGCGTCGTCCCCTGGAACTGTGGTATAGTTCTCGGCAGCCTTCTTTATTAAGATTGAGATTCTGATAGCGGATTTTATGCAAAAGCTTTTGCGTGCCATCAAGCAAATCATAGTTTTCGGGCTTTTCGTATGTCTCAAATACATGCTTTGTGACTTCATTTTTTACATCGCAGAATTCGAGAAGAAAGCTTTCTGGAACTAAGTCAAAAAAGCAATGTTCTCGCAGATCAACCTTGCCGATTTGAAAAGTCTTGAGATAAGCACGAAATGTCTTCTGAGTTTCTGCGAGAGATTCGGCCAGTTCTGGTGGGCACGCATCAGATAGTGCCGAGCCGCTACAATATAGCCACGCATATTCCACTGCCGGATCTTTGATGGACGCTGTGTAAGTCCATGTTCTTTTGAGCCCAGTGGGGATTTTATCAAAGTGCAGGGCGCCATCGGCATAAATCCCAACACATTCGCTCTTGTCGTCTAGTGTTTGAAAGTACATTTATCCTTCTAAATTGTCTGCCGCATCCAACACAGCTTGTATATGTTTACTATTATAGCTGAGTGAGCCACGATAGTCAAATGGTTTATTAACAATTGTTTCGAAAACAAGCAGCGCGCGGTTCAGTCCGCGAGTAGCGTAAATTTGGAGACAGTCTCTAATTAGCGACTCCTGTTCAAAATCGGCGAACTTTGATTCATCCTCCATGATTCTAATTTTGAAATAGAGGTCCAAAAAATATGTTTCTGAATAATTCGCTTCCAAATCTGTAAGGCTGTACGTCGGTGGCGTAATGATATTTGTGATGGTTTTGCCGTTGCATTCTTGGGTTTCTAAAATAGTCTTCTCTTTTGACAGATTATAAAGATATAGTAAATCGCTCCGGAAATTATTGAAGTAAGACAAATGAGAATATTCATATGCGCTCCACAATACGATATCGGTCCTGCCAAGTCCATATTTAGCAGCATATTCTAACATGGCGGAAGAGCCAATGTCGGCTACCAAGCGCCATGGCATCGAAGCATCCACCATGAAGCCGTAAGACTTGCATGCATTCAAGTAGAACTCCCAAGTCTTGCTATTGACAAAAGCATTGATCTTTTTGTCGTCATTTGAAGGTATCAAATCAGCTATTTCAACTGCCAATCCCGATACGGTGATAGGGCAACGCCGACTTTTCACAAAAGCCGTCTGGGTGAAGGGGGCGGTCTTGGCCGGGAGCCTCAATACAGACAGCAATTGTTCTACAAACTGATCAAAGCTTTTGAGATTTGCTCTTGTCTTTTTGAAATTAGCAGACAAAGCAGCAAAATAGCCATTTTTATAAGAAGAATATAGGCGCATTGGATTCTCGTAAGCCTTGTAAACAATGAGGCTGCTTAAATAAGGATCATCGGCATTTATCTTTCCAACAGCCACACATTTCGTAAACTGTAGTGCGAGTGCGTTAAAGGCATCTACTACAAAATTCAAAGCACTCATCGATTGGTCAGCTAGATTGGCCCGGGCGAAACCTTTGAGGTCTTCGTAATTCGCTACTTGAATGGGGATAAACGTTCGATTTACGCGCCCATACAAAAACTTTTCTCCAAAGTTAAAGTTAGTTACATTCGGATATTTCTCTACATATCCCAAGACTTTAGCATCATAAAGTACTTTTTTATCAAAAAGCTTGACAGTTGTCTCGGCATTGCTTTCTTTATAATATGTTGACATAAATCAAGGCTCCTCTTCCCCTGTCCCGGTG